AAACACTCCTTGCGCCCCAATCTGCGATTTCGTGGGCGATTTCGAAGATTTACAAGCCATACCCTTTCGGGTCTGCCGTCTTACCCATTAGGCAAGAATCACCAAATCCGACTTCGTATGCCCACGTCATTATTTGTTCCGTTTCCGCGTTGTCTGTTGCAACGCATATGTGACGCCGCAATGTTTGACAAGTCCAACTCCAACTCGGGTGCAACCGATACGGGCAAAATATGGTCGGGTTCATAAGACAACGGCGCAGAACTTGCGGGAATCGAATAGTCAATTCTTTCTCCGCATATGTGACATACTGCCCGCGCCTTTCGGTCGCGGTTCCACGCCTGTTTCCTGACGTATGCCCAACGGCTATTACGACCCGCCCCCATTATTTTTCAAACCTCGATTTGTTCGGGAAGGTTTCGCGTATGTACCGACCGACCGCCCCGTCCGTGAATGTCCTGTCATTGGTCGACAGGTAGTCGGGGTCTGTCGGTATTGTGTCGTTGTCGTAGACCTTGACGTCAACGTGTTGTATGACCTTGCAACCTGACAGGTTCCCGTATATCGACCGCATCTGTGGTGATGAACACTTGTTGATTGTCTGCGCGACTAACTCTTTGTTAAAAAGCATCGGCAAATGAACTTCAAAATTCATCGGTTCCTTGATGCCAAGTGATTTCAATTCCTCGTTCGCTTTGTAGACCGTCCGACCGTATGGATTCAACCACGGGTGTATTTCCCGCAGTTCTTCAATCCGGTTCGCCAATGTCTTGTCAACGTAATTGATGAAACCGCCTTTCACGGGTTTCATTACAAAGAAGTCGTCGTTGAACAAAAAGAAATCTTCCGTCAGTTCTGGGTTTTTGATCGCTTGCCACATAGACGACCGAATCATCGACCACTTATCTTCGCCGACCTGTTTATGTTCCAACCGCACGTCAGGCGTCAGTCCTTCGGGTTGTCCTCCGATAAACCAAACTTTCCTATGCGGAAAGTTCTTTTCCACGGAACGCAGACTGTATTTCAGTTCTTCCGTGTCGACTTTGCTTTTCAGAATGTAAATGACATCGTGTCGGGGTTGTTTAGGCATATTAAACTCCAATCAAAAAGACCCTGTCGTGCCTGACAAGGTCTTTTTCTTTAATGAAAGGCAGGAAATGAACCGAATGAACTATGCTTTGTGGGTGATTCTATGACTTCGATTTATTTACCTGTTAGCATATTACCACAGTATAAAGTCCGTTGTTGTCCGTTTCAGTCCGTTTTTGTCCGCGTTTTCATTTGCGCACCGCAATTAGGACAAAAGTTTGGTTTATCTAAATATATAGGTGTAGGAAAATTGCAAATTGAACAGTATTCCATACTCATATTTGAAAAACCATTTACCCTATAAACCCACTCGCCTTGCGGTCTTTCGGTTTCCTTAATTCCTGCGTTATAGCCAGCTTCGTAACCGTCACAATCTTTGCAAAGTTCAACTGTCGGGGCATTGTCGATAATGAATTTTCCAAGTTCAAAAACACCCGATATATTTGGGTTAGCCTTGATATAATCATCAAATTTCTCTTTCAATTCGTCTGCGTTAATCAATCGCATAATGTCCTCCTTTCACCAATCCGTTGCAAGGTCGACGCCGTATGGGAATTCTGCGACGAATTCGCCTGTGTCGACGACTATTGCGTCGCCAAGCGATGTCGGAATGATTGTTCCTTTCGGGCGAATCTTCCAATTCGCCGCACACATCACATACAGACCAAGCATTTTTGCGCCGTCGTCCCTGACCCAATACGGGTAATTTAATTCATCGTAACCAAGTTCGCGCATATAGGCAACGCAGTTCGACATATTAAGGTTGTAGTATGTTTCCCGTCCTGATTCGCCCATATATCCGCCGCGTTCTGCCGTGATTCGATCTTCGTAATCGTTCGCGGGTGTAACCAATCCCCTTGCGACACATTCGTCATACCATTCCTGATTCGACAGAACGGCAATCGGCGTCGGCTTGGGTGTCGGTGTCGGCGTTGCCGTCGGTTCTGGTGTCGGTGTCGGTGTATTGGTCGGCGTCGGCGTGATGTTTAGAATGGATATTTCCGTTTTAAGTTCGGCAATCTCCAACTGATATGCGGCATCTTTTGCCCTGACCTTGTCCGCAAGGTTTGCGCCCATTATGACCGCAAGGACAAATCCGAAATATATTACCAGAATCGTAATCATTGGTTTTTTGTCGTTCATTGTCCACCCCCGAAAAGCCTTTTGGCGTTCCTGGATTCCCAATGTTGCCCGATGCGGTGTCTGATTATCCGTTCAAGTTCCGGTTCCTGACCTTCTTTCAACAATGCCGTCAATTCGCTCGTAATTCCGAAAATGTCCTCGCGTGTTACCGTATGACAAATACTGTTCTTGTTGTCGTTGTGCTTGATAACGGTTGCGGTGGAATAATGAACAATCTTGTCCGTGTGCGCAAGGCAACGAAGGTTAAAGATGCAATCTTCTTCAAATCTGATATTCCACGGAAAATATATTGCATTCTCGATCAAGAATTCGCGGCGGTAAATTTTATTCCAAACAAGAACCCATTTCTGGGGCAGATTGTCTTTGGCGTACCAACCCGCATTGTTGAAAAATCGCGCCGCCCTCATTTCGTTTTCTTGTCGCCAATGGTTAAACTGTATGACGTCAAAACCCGTTCCCACAACAGACAACATCGAACCAATGCCGCCTTCGGACATTTTGTCGTCAGAATCCAAAAAGGTTATATAGTCGCCTTGTGCCACATTCATTCCGACATTCCGCGCCCAAGACACGCCAAGCGGGGTTTGGGTCATTTTTATCACCTTGAACCTGTCGGCATACTCGGCGATTATCTCGGAACTTCCGTCGTCCGAACCGTCGTCAACGACTATGACTTCGACGTCGTTGTTTGAATATACGGAATCAAGGCAACGACGAACAAAGTCTTTTTCGTTATAAACGGGAATAATAATGGACAATTTCATTTCTGTTCCCCCTTGTAAAACTCAAACAATGAATGGTCGGAATGACAGTTCGAACAATAGTCGTCGTCTCCGCAATGCTTACAATCCTTGCATTTCTTTTCAAATTTAAACGTGAACCCCTTTTTCGGGTCGAACGGGTCAACATAATTCAACATTACGATTCCCCCTTGATGTAATATCCGTATCGGTCATAAATGAACAACGGTTGAATGTTCTTGTATCGTTCCAAGACGTTTTCTGGCGTCAGGTCGTCTTGAATATGGATTTCCCATTGGTTGCCGTACTTGGCGCGGTTCGTCCATTGATACGGAACGGCAATCAGGAAGTCACGGCAACGCGGTTCTGCGTATGCAATGACTTTCTGCGCATCTTCGACCGACATATGTTCCAAGACGTCGCCAAAGATAATCAGATCGTACTTGTTGCCGTATTCAAATTCCCGAATGTCTGCGTGATACACATTGCGGTATATGTTCGCCAATCCGTGTTTCGTGATGTTCGGTGCGTATATCTCCGCGCAGTCCATAACAAGGTAATCGTTCAACAGTTTTCCCCACTTGCCGTCACACGCCCCGACATCAAGACACGTTGCGCCCTTCGGGAAATGGTCGTGAATCCATTTGACGGATTCGGGTTTTCCAATATCCAAACTTGCCATTATGATTCCCCCTCCTTTATCCAAGCATTATAAGCACACAAAAATTCGTCCTTTGTGATTATCGGCGTGGTTTTATATACAGTAAAAACCCCGTCGCCGTCCCTGATTTCTTCAAAACGGCATAAAACCTCTTGACCGTTGATTTCAGTAATTTTTGATTTCATTGATTCCTCCTAATCTGCGTAATATGATTCGTTGTTTCGTCTGAATGCCTCTTTCGGGACGAACGGCAAAATGGATTCAAGGCAAATGTCCCTGTGGTTGTATGATGCCGTTTTCTCGTAGTTCCTCTTTTTGCCAAGAACCTTCCAACCAACCCGATTGATTGAATACGCAATCAACATCGTTCGGATTTCCGATGCGTCCTTGACGGAATCGTCGATTTTGTATATCGCGTCCAACGTGGTTGCATTTTCGGCGGACAGGAAGTTTTGTAATCTTTCGATCTTCTCGCAAATAGAACTGTATTCAAGATTCTTGGATTCCGTCGGGTTTGAATCGGAACCGCCCCTGATTGCTTTTGCGTCATACTTGGCAACGCCTGACATCGACGACAGGATTTTTTCTTTTCTGGTTTCAAGTTCTGCAATCTCCGCCGACACGTCCCAAGTTCTCCGCAACCATTTTTCAACGTCGTATAATTCGTCTTTCATTGCGGATATTCCCCCAATTCTTGCCACCTGACATAAATTGACGCCTTTTCCGCGTATGTCTTGACGCATCTTTCGTCTGCGACCTGGGCATCGTCCAACCAAAACCCGCAATCGGTCATACAGTCTTTGAACAACTTCAAGTAATTGTCCGTGTCTGGTTTCGTAGTCTTGTACTTGCCCCATTTCTTTTTGTCTTTGACGTCAAACACGAATAAAACGAATAACTTTATCGGGGCAGCAGACGGGTTTTCGGGTGCGTATTTCTTCAAGGCATATGTGAACGCATACCGCGCCGCCTCGACTTTGCTTTTCTCGTAGAAATACGGTCTGCCGTTCCTGATGTAAACGCCTTTTTCCTGTGACGTGGTTCTGGGCATCGTTTCTAATTCGATCTTGAATTCGTCTTTCATTCTGAACCCCCTTTCTTCGGTGGCGGACAATGCCCGATAAAGTTTCCCGACATTATGCGTCCGTATAACTCGTCAACCGCCTTTTCCCATTCCTTGTTTTCCTCGGTTTCGGGGCAATGGTCGCAAAGGTCGCAATCACCGACGCAGACCTGACCGTCGCATTCTTCCGTATAACGATAAAGCGAACAACTCATTTTGATTCCTCCGTTTTCTTCCATTCGCGCATCTGACGTCCGCAATGCGGGCAGAACTTCGTCTTGAACTTGTGGTAAGTTCCGCATTTCGAGCAAACGCCCGCGTCCGTCAATCTTCCTGTTGCACCGTCGACCCAATCTTTCCATTCGGCGCAGTCCTTCTTGATGTATCGTTTCACGGTGGCAATTAACAGGTCGAACGCCTTGTCGATTCTTTCGACTTCCCTTTCGTCCCTGTCGCCGTAATCAACGTCGACTTCCTGATTGATGATGTCGATTGCATCTTCGATCGTGATTGGCGGTTCTTCCTCGAATCCGCATTCCCACAGTTCACAGTTCTTGTTGCAACCGCTAAACTGTTTCGAATTGCCTGATATGCGGTGAATGCATTTCGCGCAGTTGTCGTTGTATGTGTCGTCGAAATCGTCGTGTGCGTCCCTATAACTCCAAGACATACCGCACCCCCTTAAACTTCAAACGGAACGTCGCCTGACTGTTCGTTGTTCTGCGGTTTCGGTGCGCCCAACAGTTCGACGCGATCAACAAGAACGAAATATGCTTTCCTGTTCTGTCCGTCCTGACCTTGCCAAGTTCTGGTCTGTAAACTTCCGCAGACGCAGACCTTTTCGCCTTTCTTGACGTACTGTTCAACAACGTCTGCCGTCTTGCCCCAAGACGTGCAATCAATCCAATCTGTTTCCTTCTTGCCGTCCTTGCCCTTGCGGTCAACGCCTAATGACAATGTAACGACCTTTGAACCTGACGGCGTGTTCTTGATTTCCGGTTCTCTGCCTGTTCTTCCGATTAACATTACATAATTCATTTCGATTCCTCCTGATTAAATTTCGTAGGGCAAACAATCGCCCATTTCTTCCGATTGAATCGGTCTGTTCTTTTCTTCTTTCTTCCATTGCGCTTTCAGTTTCGGGTCTGCCCTTAACCATTTGACGAACTCGTCTGACATTTTGCGAATTTCGGGTGATATGTCCTCGTCTTTCAATTCGCCGTGTCTTGCCTCCCAAATCAGTTCCCAAGTCGGACGGAGATTTTCAACGTCTGTCAGACTTCCTTGTTCCAATGCCCGAAGGTCTTTGCATCGGGGCAGTAATTCCGCGATCTGCGGCATCACCTTATTTGCCTTTATCCATTCGTCGACCGCCTGACTGACTGTCCGATATGTAAAGTCTTTAAAGTAGATTTCCCAAATGCCGATTCTGTGGTCTAACTCCGACGAATTGTAGATGCGGTCTGTTGAGAAATAGGCACCGTGCAAACGCAGAACGATTTTCGTTGTTTCTTCTTTTGTCATTGTGCGTCCCCTTCCTGTCCGTATTTCTTGTAATAGTCCGCGAACCAATCTTTGTTCTGTTTTATGGGTTGCGGTTCCGATTTCCGTTTCCTGTCGTTCCGTTCCCAATTTCGGATTGTTGCTTGCCAATCCTTCATCGACGTTTTGCCGACCTTCCAACCGTTCGATTCGTAGTAGTCAATAAAATGTTGCGGGTCAATGTTGTTTCCACGTTCCCGACAATATGCCGCCACTTCCTCAACGGTCGGTTTCTGGAATCGCTTTTCTTTCTCTGAATGTCCCTTCGCCGAATGTCCCTTTTGGGGTACTTCGGACATATAACTATTACTAATAGATATATTTGTTATTTCTTTATATTTGTTATTTCTTTGTTGTACTTTCACGGAACTTCGGTTTTGGGGTACTTCGGACGGAATGTCCCTTTTGGGTATTTCGGACGGAATGTCCCTTTTGGGTATTTCGGACGGAATGTCCCTTTTGGGTATTTCGGAGATTTGCCAAGCATAGGAACCAAAATACCCGTGACTGCCTTTCAACCTTTCGATCGTCAGATAACCTGACTGACGCAGAACGTCAACGGCATTTCGAACCCTTTTCCGTCCCCAACCCAAAATTGATTCCAAACCCTTTTCAGAGAACTCGAACGCATCGTCACACGACAACATAAAGGCAAGCATCTTGAACGCATCGCCCGACAGTCTTTCGTCCCTGATAACATCGTTCGAAATGACTGTGTAATTGTCCTTGTGTTCATCGCGATCAATCATTCGTTCTTACCCTCCCCAAACGGAACAACCTTCCTGATTCCTTCTTCGTCATAGACGATGCGCCCTGATTCCGAAATAAACGGAACGACGGGCAAATCAACGTCAGAATCGGAATCCGCAGTCGTAACCCTGATTGAATAGTAGTCAATGTCCTTGCCGACCTCGTCGTCGTATGCGTCAGGGTTTTCGTGCGTAAACAGGACAACGTCAACGTAAATCTGTTCTGGATAATACTTGCGGATTGTTGATGCCAAATGTTCCGCCGCTTTCTTGACTTCCGTATAAACAATCTTTTCTTTCATTTCTTCCGACCCTTTCACTAATTCACGGACGGTCACGTTCAAGGCGTCCGCAAGTAATTTCTGCGTGTCCTTCCTTACGTGTGACATATAGTCACACTCGCATAACCGCCTGATTTCCTGTGTGGAAACGCCCGACAGTTTCGACAACTCAACCGTCGTTACGTTCCGCATTTCCATAATCGCTTTCAGATAGTTCATTTTTATTTCCTTTCATTTCGTCTAATAAATCCTCAATCCTGACTTGGTTTATGTCCTCGCCTAACCACCAACGCAACCATTCCTCACCGCTTTTGTAGGTATTCTTTTTCCCTTCTTTGATTCGTTTCTGAATCGTGCGATCTAACGCCCGAATATAGTTCTTTTTGTACTGCGGATAATCGTTGAATTGTTGGTTCTGTTGCTTTGCCCCCCCCAAGCGGGCAACCGATGCAACCGACCCTTTTATAACCGCGTGAATAAAGGACATTCATTTTGACGTTGTATTGCCTGACGTATTCCCAAATTTCCGCATCGGTGAAATGGTAAACCGGATTGACAATGGTTGATTTGTTCGCCTTGCAAGCCTGTATAAATACGCACTCGTAGGCGTCCTCTTTTCCCATTTGGTCTAACTTGAACATCGCGTAGGTATGTTGTAACGATCTATATTCCGCATCGTCTTTGGTCTTGCCTCGCGTTGCGAATGAATCTTTGCCCGAACGTCCGATAGATTCCGCCTCACGAACTCCAACGGCAATCATTCTGTCGGGGAATGTTCTTTCCTTTAAGATTCGGCAACAATACCTTGCAAGCCTTGTCGGAGGAACGCCGTTCAATTCAATCAGTTTCCACATTGACGTATGTTCGCCGCGAAATTCGGGTCTGAAAACTTCCGTGTGGATTCCCATTGATTCACATTCCTTAAAAACGTCCCTGATGTGATAAACCGTTTCTGGCGCATCAACCGTCGTGTGATTGTTTACGACTTCGAAATCATCAGGTCGCAGACAACGTTTCGCAATATCCAACATAACGTCGGAATCTTTACCGCCTGAATAACTGACGATTAAAGGCTTTTTGTAGTAGGTCTTTGACATATCGGCGGCAAGCCTTAAAACCTGTTGCGCCTCGCGGATTTTATCTTCCAACATAATCACAACCCCAAGTCGAAGGGCAGCATCGAATCGTTCGTCGGCGCGGGCGTTGCCTTTTTACCGCCTGATTTCGCCTGTGCTTGGTATTCCTCGGAATCAACGTCCTTCGTATCGTCCAACAGGAACAAGCCGTTCAAGGCGTATTTGCGGGCGTATGACGACGTCGCGCCTGTGACCTGTGCCGCGTCCATTCCCTTTTTGTCGTCCGCCTCCCTTGCGTATGCCGTGACGGAAACAAGGTCGGAAACCTCGCAATCAAGCAACGTCGCCGTTGCTTTGACATATACACGCCCGCCAACTTCGACGATTTCATCGGAGATTGTCAAAGCGACCTTGTATTTTTCCAAATAGGGTTTGACCGCCTCGCAAATGCTTTCTGCGTTCCTATACTTGTATTTGCCAAAACTGTTGTATTGGTCTTTCGGTGCTTTCAATGCGATCTGAATTGCATTCAGTTTTATTTTGATACTTTCGCCCATAACGCACCTCATATCTCGAATCTGGATTCGCCCTTTGTGGCAATCCTTTTCAATAGAACGTACTTGGCAACATATGAGAACGACCCGTCCCTGTTCTTGACCTTCAAGGTTTCGGTCTTGATTAAATACTTTGACGAGAATTCCAAGTCCTCGTTCTTGATAGTCCAAATAATCGACGCAAGGCGCATAATTCCCATATGGTATGCCTGACGTGCGGTTATATATCCGCGATTCAATAAAGCCTTTTCGACCTTTTCAACCTGTGTCATAAAATCACCTTTTAACCTTCCAATACTTTCAAAAGAGTTGTTGAGAACCTCGACAACGCACTTGCGAAATCGTGTGCGTCCATATACAGTTGCGTTGCATCTGCGAATGTGATTGTGTGCTTGGGTTTTTCGACGGTTTCTTTCTGGACTTCCGCAATACTTATCTGATTTCGGTTTGTCGCCCTGACATCAATAATTTCGGTTGATGAATACTTTTCGCGTATTTCCTTGATAAACAAATCGCAAGTTCCGTTTTCTGTGTGTTTGCAAAAAGCCTTGATAAAAGGAATCAAATCAGAACCCAAATACCATTCGCGGTATGCGTGTCCGGTTCTTCCGTTTGTTTTACACGGTTGAATCCCGTAATACCTGACATATTCATTGATGTTTCCATTATCAAGTTCGGGACAGGTAACTTTTTTGTTTGCGCATCTGTATTCAATGCGTCGCCTGATTTCGCCCAAATCATATGTTGAATCACCCTTTAAATTACAAATGTTCTTTGCCATTTCATTTCCCTTTCTACCTTTCAAAATGGTTTGAAATAATCGTGGTAAACGGATTCGTCCTTTGTTCTGTTGTCCACGATTTCGATAACTTCCGTCTTGCCGTCGATCAACGACTGATTCATTGTTTCCAACTCGGAGATTTTGGCGTTCATTCTGCGGACTTGGTCTGCGTCGATGAAAACTTCCGTGATGATTCCCGCAAGGAATCCGACCGCAGATGCGCCGATTACATAAATTACTGTCAACATTTCATTTCCAACCTTTCATTGATTTTTGCGTTGAGCATTTCCCATTCCCGTTCCGTGAATCCGTCTTTTAATGCCTTGAACACATACGACCTTGAACGGTTAATCGTTCGCCCGATGTCGTCGGCAGATTTAAAGAACTGATAAAGGACGGGAAACTTCGCCTGACCTGGTCTTGTCGTTTTCATACGCATTCCCTTTCTTTGTTTGTTCCGTTTTTTGCAACCTCGTTCGCAAAAAAATAAACGGGAATATCCTTTGCGGGAATCCTTAAAACCTTGACCGCCTGTTCGATTCTGTCCGCTTTCCAATTTCCCGACGCAAGCATACGGGACAGGACGGACGGGTCAACGCCGATTGCCTTTGCAAATTCTGCGCGGCTTTCGAACTTCTTGTCAATCAATGCCTTTAACTTCTCCACAATCCAACCTCCTTTCATTCGGTTTTCGGTTGCGTTTTTTGCAACCAACTAAACACTAACATTCCGTTGCATTATTTGCAACCCAATAATTGCAAAATTTGCAATTTGTAACCCTGTTGTCATATAATCGGGGTTGAAAGGTTGGTGATTCTATTTGGATAATTTATACATAATCAAAGAACGGTTAAATGAGGCAATGAAACTTCGTGGAATGACTGCGTCGGAACTTGCCAACAAATCAGGATTGGCGAAGTCGTCCGTTTCCCGTTATCTGTCAGGCGAAAACATACCGCGTTCAATCGCGATCGGAAAAATGGCAACCGCATTGAACGTGTCGCCCGCTTGGATTCTCGGATATAACCTGACGATTGACGGACAGGAAATCCCGACGATAGAACTTGACAAACTGACACCCGATAATCAGGCGCGGTTGATTGCCTATTATCAGGGATTGATTGACACGCAAGGGGAATGACTATGGCAACGCCGAAATGGAACAAGGAACGCAAACTATGGGTGATTCAAGGACAAAAGAACGGAATCAAAAAGACGTTCTATTCGTCGACTTCCGGTTTGAAAGGCAAGCGTGAAGTTCTGGACAAATACGACGAATGGTTGGAATTCGGCGGCGTGAAAAATCTGACTGTCGCCCGTGTAGTAGAACTTTACCTTGCCGACATAGAATCACGCCTCGGCAGACGTGACACATACACGCAGAATGAACAATATTGCCGTCTGTACGTCCTCCCACGGCTTGCAAACGCCAAAATGAATAATCTGTCGATTCGAGACTTCCAAGCGATTATAAACGACGCCAAGCCGCATTCCGCGCACGTTAAAAGCCTGTCGCACAAAACCCTTTTGAATCTGCGTGGCGTTTTGGTTGGTTTGCATCGGTTCGCATACAACAATTATTACTGTGATGCGTGGCGCGGTTCGTTGTATATCCCGAAAGGACGCCAAAAGAACGAACGTGATGTTCTCCAACCTGACGACATACGGAGGTTGTTTGAACCCTCCGAACTTTGGTATGCGCCCTGTTTCCAAGTAATGTTGTTGTGCGGACTGCGCCCGTCCGAATGCCTCGGATTGAAAATCGGGGACGTCGGCAACGGTGTTCTGTATATCAGGCGCGGAATCACGGACGACGGGCATATTTCCGAAGGTAAGACAAAGAACGCCCGCAGAATCGTTCCGTTGCCAACTTTGGCGCAAGACATAATAACAAGCACAATCGAAAGGAATGTCAATGCCAATATTCGGACAGATTGGATTTTCTGCGGTTATTCTGGTGAACAACCGAATCAAAATACGATGCGCAAGCATTGGAACAGACTTAAACAGGAACGCGGATTCAAAGGCACCCCGTATTCCCTCCGACACACGTTCATTTCCATTGTCAGTTCGCAAACCCACCTTGCCGAAGGTACGATCAAAGAACTTGTCGGGCATTCTGATTCCTTCGACACCCTCGGCGGAACATACAAACATATTATCAACGGCGAATTGGAGAACGCTGCATCTGTAATCAACCTGACGTTCGAACGGTTGAAATCCGCACAATAAAAAATCCCCGTCGTTACCGGAGGACGGGGAACTTCCGAACGAATATATCTATTCGCAAGGTATGAAAGCAATTCAATTATAACAAAGTCATACAAAAAGTCATACATCAAAAATGACAAAAACCCCGAAACCATAATGGAATCGGGGTTTTATTTGGCGGAGACGGAGAGATTCGAACTCCCGACACACAGTTTTTCGGTGGACTGAAAATGTCAGAAAGTCCTTGAAAACAGGCGTTTTTTGTTTTCAGTCCGTCAGACTGTCCACCGTGGAAAATACAAAAGTCATACAAAAAGTCATACATTTTTTCGGGCAAAAGAAAAACCCCGCAACCGAAGTCACGGGGTAATTCTTCCCAAGAGGATAGGAGATTATAGTATGAACAGTATTTTATTTTAAAGTAATAAAAGACGCCAAACGGATTCGTCAACGATTCCGTCCTGTGGCAAGTCGTAGCGGTCTTTTAATGTATTGACCGCCTGTTCCGTGTCCCAATCGAAATCGCCGTCCAATTCAAGATTTGAACTCCACCCGAATTGCATCAACAACGCCTTGACGGTGTTTACCTGACCGCCCGTTGAACCACGGGAAAGAACGTCCAACGCGATTGTGACCGTTCCCGACGGTTTCGGTTCGGGTTTGGGTTCTGGTGTCGGCTTGTCGTCCAATTCGTCGTAATAATCAAAAAACGTCGGTTTCCCGACGCCTGATATGTAAGACGACCTGACGTCATATTCACCGTAATTGACCCCGTCGCGTTTGTTTCCTTCCACCGTATAGATCGTGCAAACGTCCCCGTCGTCGTCGTAATCAAGATTGATTATTATTCCGACGTGGCTTTCGTGTCCGCGTTCCCCGAAGTAGATTATATCTCCGACGTATGCGTCGCCCGCGTCGTAGAAATGCCCGATGTTTCGGAAGTAATCTGCCCCGAAGGTGCAACCCGCAGAAAGGTTATTGTATGACGGTTGTTCGCCAAGATAATTCTGCGCATCGTATTTTCTGGAATAGTCGTCGTCAGAATCCGACGCAAGCATAAACAAGGCGTCAATGAAAATGTGGCACCACGGTTGACCGTTCTTGGTCTGCGGTGCGAAATAACCGACATTGTCGCACATTTCGCCAAATATCGTTCTGTTTCCGGTTTCTTCCGTGTAACCTTCGTCGGCATACTGTTTCGCGATTGCGATTACCCTTGTTCTTCGAATGCTGCCCATAGTCAACCGCCTTTCTTTTTCTCGTAAACCGTCTTTGCCACGATTACGATTGCGCCCAATGCCGTGTCGATCGCGGCAAGGCTTGCGGTTATCTGTTCACAGTAGGGAACATTCCAAACCGCACAAAGGGACGCAATCAAGGTGGTTATAGGTGCGGCAAACAAAGCAATATTCTTGATGATGTCGTATGTCTTGTCGTTCATAATTACTCCCTTCTTTCGTGAATGTTTAACTGATTTACGATGCCGTCAATCCGCTTGTGTGCGGAACTTGACGACGATTCCACCTTGACTAAACGTTCCCTTATCTCGTCCACGTTGTCGGCGTACTTGTCCAACTTCTTTTCCAACTGTTCAATCCGATAATTGACCAATTTGTTGGAAATCATAACGCCCGAACCCGAACCGACAATCGTTCCGACAAGGGCAAGAATAGCAATTAAAACCTCATTAGTCATTTTTATTTTCCTCTTAAATCTTCTCCGCACATAGGACAAAAACGATATTCCATTTCGCCTTCTGTTCTTACTTTCCAATTACAAGACGGGCAAGCATAAGTATTGATAAGGTAAGAACCGTTAACATCATTTTCATACTCATTCTCTTTTATCAATTTCCACTTCTTCATACCTTTTCGCCTCTTTCTCGCATATGTGGGTTATTCTTCCAACTCGGCAAGCCTCTTTTCAAGACTGTCAACCTTCGCAACAAGAAAAGCAATATAGTCAAGAACCTTGTTGCCTTCTGCATCCTCTTTTACAAGGTACGGCAATACTTTTTCAACATCCTGTGCAAGATAACCGATATGCTCACTCTCGTCACGGTTTGCGTTTTCTTTCCACTTGAATTTGACCGCCTTGATTGCGGAAACATCGGGCAATTCTTCGTTGATAATTTCTTTCAGTTTTGCGTCTGATGATTGTGTCAATGCTCCTGCGATTGTTTCATTACCGTTCCAATCAAGAGTACGAGCATTAGAACGGTTGCTATCGCTTGAACCTTTGCCGACTATTTCAATGTATGTGCCTTTCTGTGTCGGGTTTGCTGAATTAGGGTCAAGGACATTACATTCACCGAAAACCATTTGACTTCTATTTGTCGCTCTTGTGTTCCAACCGTGTGCGTGTGAAAAGTTTCCGCTTGCTTTTGAGTCTGCACCTTCGGCAACGGCATAATTACCGTCTGCGATTGTCGACTCTCCTTGTGCGTGAGAGTAATTTCCGCTCGCCTTTGTTCTGTAACCTTCTGCGAACGAATAATTCCCACTTGCCTCGCAACCCGAACCAACCGCAACCGATTCCGTGCCTGTTGTTGTGTCAGCCTTGCGGTTAATGCTCAAACTTCCTGTTCCTGTCGGGTTAGCACTATCCAATTTCGAGCCATAAGGTACAAGACCTTGTCCTTGTGATTGAACCACAAGCAATTTATCTGCTGATGTAGGTGTTACTGTGTTAAAATCCTGTAATCTTGCCATTGTTACTTCTCCTTTTCTTCCATTATAGCATTTAGCTTTTCTTCCAATGCCTGTATTCGTTTTTCCTGCTTTTTAATGATGTCTTGCAGGTAAGGTATCATGCCAATATAATTGAGGCTTGCCGTTGTTTCCTCGGTTTCGGGTGTAACAAGGTTGGGTAGAACTTCGGAAACGTCCTCGGCAATAAAACCGCGTTGGTCTGTTCCCCTTGATTCGTCGATGTAGTCGAAGGAAACCGCATCAAGTAACAGAATTTTTTCTGCGTCCTCAATCGGCTTGATATTCTTCTTGACCTTACGGCTTGAACTTTGGTCGACCTGTACGCAAGAAACGTGTCCATTGTAACCGAGCAACATAACGTTTCGATCGCCATTGGCGTTGTAGACGTAGACCATGCCCGAATTTTCGTAAAGCCAATTAGTAACTCGGTTGTTACCACTGGCGTTGCATACTCCGATAGAACCACCATAAGTAATAATGTTGCCGGAACTTCCGTTCAGTCTGATTGTTGAAACCTGCGAACTATTTTTAAGTTGCATTTGACCTGAATTGGAATTGTCCCAAATCTCCGCAACTTCTTGCGATGAACTGTTAGTCAAAGCGAAATGCGTTCCCGTTGAAGGATATTTGAAATAACCTTTTGGGTTTCCGCTCGAATCTTGTAACAAGAACTCGTCTTTTGCCTTGAATTTCTTTGCGGTAACAAGTCCCGCACTCGTAACGGTCAAATTGTCCGCATCAATCGACAACGTGTTCGACTTAAAGGCAATCGTTCCCGAAGTGATTTCGACGGAATGCGTGTCCGCTGCGAACTTCGTTCTGACCTCGGAATTTCCGACCTTGCCTGCAAGTCCGGTGTCAGTATAAGATTTAGAGTTATTATAAGCATCATTCGCCTTTGTTGTGGCATCAGATGCAGCTGTTGTAATGGCAGAATTCTTCGCATTATCAGCCTTTGTCGTTGCGTCTGCCGAAGCGGTAGATATTGCATTTGATTGAGCATTGTTTATAGCGGTACCGATATTTGTTGTGGATCCGCCAATAACAAGCGTGGCTGCACTCAAATTACCTTTAAATATAGCATTACCGTTTGCATCAAGTGTGAACTGTGTGCTGTCAATTAAAAGCGTATTACTCTTAAATTTAACAGTTCCTGATTGTATTTCTATTGAATGATTATCAGCTGCAAACTTTGTCCTGATCTCATTATTTCCGACTTTCCCGGCTAAACCAGTATCGGTATAATCTTTTGCTGTTGAAATCGCATTTGTTTGAGCATTATTAGCTTTTGTTGTTGCATCAGAAGAAGCTGTGTTAATTGCTGAATCCTTTGCATTATTTGCTTTATTCGTGGCATCAATTGCAGCTGCAGATATCGCACCTGATTCAGCGTCACTTATAGCATCACCAATGCCAACAAATTCACCACCGATATTCAATGAAGCACCTGTAATATTACCTGCAAAGGTGGCATTACCGCTTGCGTCAAGGGTGAACTTACTGGAATTAACAACAAGGCTGTTAGAATCAAATCTGATCTGTCCGCTGTCAATCAGGATCGAGGATGAGCGGTTGCTCATATCCGTTCCCATCTTGCCGTTCATTTGAGCATTAACAACCGATGTATCAGCCTTCAAAAGAATGGCCTGTGCATTCTGCTGGATCTGTGTTCCCTGTGTCGTAACTGTTCCTGACAGCGAGTTGAAATCTGTCTGCGACACCTTTGAAGATATTTCATCAGCTAATACTTGGAATTGAGAAGAGATAGCGTAAGGCTTATATATCTCACTCTCACCGATAAGTTTAACAATATTGGATCCAATGATCTGAATATCATTACCGCTGTAATCCTGAATGACAGTATAGGAATAATCTTCAAGGTTTTCTTCCGTGATAATGGCAATGCAGATGCATCTTATTGTTGCACCGTAATCAGCTGAATCCCTTGCAACAGTTATTGAGTCTGTTCCTGTTGCTATTTCAGTTATTCCGCTTTCTTTTACAAGTTGCCATACAAAAACTGCATTATAAGTTGATGTAACATCCGTGACACCTTTGAGAAGCTTTACCGTATAGGTAACATTCATTGATGTTCCATCATCATCATTTTCGATAGCAAGCCACAATCCGTCAAATCCAGAAGGCCCCTGAATTCTTCCGACATCCTTCCATGTATTTGTATCGACATCCCAGACAACAAGATCAGCAGGTGTGCCAACCATGTAAGCATCGCCTTCTTCGCCTGTCGGATGTGCAGCGATCAAGTCCGCCATCGTATTATAGGTGCCTTTAACTGTAAAACTCTTACCATCCTGCCCATCAGCACCTTTAGCACCTTTTACCGATACACCATAGCTTGTACTCTCCTGACCGTTAGCATAGGTATAAACGGTCCTTGACCACAAATAAGGCTGTTGGTCTGTCGGTGTTGTCGGTGCATTTAAAGGAAATGCAGAAGGAATAACAGTGCCGGAATTAGACAAAGCATACTTTGTTTCAACCGAAGTCTGAACAAGGCTGTCAAGTGTGCTTCCTACATCCTGCCCTGATAATGTAATTGCCGGAGCAGTGATTGTTCCAGCGTCAAGATCAATCTGTAATTGATTATTTGTTGAAGCGATCAAGCCTGTCCTAACACGATTGGCTGACATGGAACCAGTCGTCACGAAATCAGCAACAATTTCTCCACTGGAAGTTATGGCTAATCCATACGGTCCAGCGTAAGAGGTGGCATACCCGAGGCCCTGCTGGTTCCATCGCCAGATGCGAGTCGCTGTGCTGATGTCTGGTGTATTCATTATAAGGATTTCATCAGGTTCACCATCACCGTTGCTGTCATGAATTACTACATAACCGCCAAGATTGCCGGTGATAAGCTTTGTGGCTCTATCAACAGCTTCAGCAAGGTAAGATTTATTTGGCTTTTCTGCTATCTCATTATTGGTCTGAATTATGGTGTCTGTAATATTGGTTTTTGGATCACCAAATTCTGTTTCAATATATTTTTCTCTGATACAATCAAAAACAGTTCTAATACACTTGACCTGAGTTCTGGTAATACCTAAAGCTTCATAATAGATTGAAACGGTATCACAAAGGTCAACCCTGTTTGCAAGTTCACCGCTCTGAACAAAGTCAAGCTTAATATTATCTGTCGGGACCGTAAGATTATTATTATCAATGTAATTCTGTGTTTTTGTTGTCAGCTGTTGCGTTGTCGGTGGATCTTCATAATCACCTGATGCATCAATAATCAAAGTCTTTTCAACATCAAGCGTTAATCCTGTCGGCAACTTACTGCCGATAACCGTTGCATCTTCACTCTGCCAGAAGCAAAGCACATGCGTATAAAGATTTGAAGTGTCGATCTCTTGCGACAGCTCCAAAAGATTTTTCTTATATCTGATAGTGACACCCCTATCGGATCCACGATGAAGTTTTAAATTACAATTAAAATTATCGTAATGCCATTCACCTGTGCCATAAACATCAAGCAGGCTTCCTGCCTTACCACCAAACCATGAACGGACCGAAGACGGTGATGTAATGTTAAAACTACCGCTTGCAGTTTTGTCTGTCGTTATCGTGTAACCGCCTGCGGAATTCTGCAATAAAGCACAAGCAGCAGCTGCGGAATTAGCTGTGCCTGATGTAATAGGAAGACCTGATAACAAGTAAGAAATGTGCTTACAGAAAACCGTAAATACACCATTCATAACCTTGCTTATGCGGTCAATATAAAAAAGCTGTGGATTGTCAGTAAAATTAGGCTTTACTTTTATAACACGAAGCCTTGAAATATCTTGTGCATGAATACCGCTGAACGGATATTCAAATGTTACTTCAAAGATTCCATTTCTTTCTTCCTCGCAATTACAACTGATTGCATCGGAAAGAACACCTAATCCGTTATTTTGAGGAACTACACCGACATTTATGCCTTCATATAATATCGGAAACATAAAACCTCCTTATATTGTGAACCATTTAGGCACGATTTTGCAGCTTGTAATACCACCTGTGAATGAAATAGTATTGCTTCCCGGTTTCAGAACAGGAAATTCACCTGTCATAAGATTGTCCTTATTTTCAGAAGACAACCTATATACATTCATTGTATCACAATCAATATAAAGGTAATCCGTGATGCCAGTGAAGGACATTGTTACACCTGCGACAGTTAAGGTTCCGCTTCCGCTTCCTGTTATCTTGATTAAAGGTTTTGAATTAAACTTTGTCGGGTTCGAGATTGTGCTGCCGGATGCAACAGTAACTTCTGTACTCCCGGAATTAAGAAAGTTTTCTGCTCTGCATCTGAAAGAGACAGTGAATGTTCCCACTCTGGTCTTTTTATTTTCAATGTCGAAAGGGCCTTGAAAATAAGCAAGCCTGTAATAATTAGGTTCGTAATCATCAACTAATGTCTGCCATCCTTCTTTATAAAGGACAGCTGAAACATTGTTTAATTGGTCATAGACGGAATCTTCCGATCCGTCACCAACAAAGAAGCTGTAAGGCTGGTCATAGCATTCCCATGCATCTTCCATTTCGACAACTTCTCTATTGGTTCCCGGTATCGGTTGAACCGTCATTTTGCGAACAGGCTTAACCTTATTAGGAACAGATGCAAGATAAGCAGGAATGACTTCACCACCAAAGGTAATTCTTCTATTTAACAAATCAAGCATATACTTTCTCCTTATCGTTAATCAGGTTCTGCAGTTCTCTTGATACTTCTTTAGCCAGTGTTCTTACATCCTGTCCTGCTGCACCGTAAACATTAATCGTGATAGGTCTTGAACCGACACCGATTGCCTGCTTCATCATAGACATAAGCTTGTCAGTGCCTACAATTACTTCAGAACCGCTTTCACCGCCACCAAGTAACTTATTACCAGCTGCACCGAAGATAGTGGCAGAATCAAGGAAATAAGGCTCATTCATAGCCTTTTTATACCATTGAATACTTACGCTCGGAAGCGAACCCTGACCGCCAAAACCCCACGGAGCCTCACCGCCTGAAACGCTGAAATGAGGAAGTTTAGGCTTTGGCAATTGCCAATCAAACTTAAAGAAATTCTTGAAGGCTTCAACTGCATTTTTAATCGTGGTTTTTGCATTCTCGAATGTCTGACTTATATCATTTTTAACCTTTGTTCCGAAGCCTGTAACAGCTGTGAATACATTGTTGAAACCAGTCTTAAATTTATTCCAAAGATTACTGAAAAAGGCTCCAACATCAGAAAGCAAAGAACCGTCAAATATGCGTGTAAACCAGCTTAAGACATCCTTTCCAAATGTCTCTAATCCACCGAACAGACTTGTTAGACTGTCGATAACCTCATCATAAGACATGCCCATCAATCCGGTAATTGAACCTAAAACTGAAACGGCAAGGGCACCAAGAATCTGTAAAACGGCATCAATCAGCATCGGCCCTTCACCCTGAAGCGTTAAGATGATATTTCCGATCAATTCAGGGATCATACCTACCAGCTCCGGGGTTGCCTGTGCAAGTCCGCTTATCAATCCGACAATAATCTGAATTCCGCCTTCGAGAAGCGGTTTTGCAACCTCCGGCTGTGTCAAAGTGCTGACCAAAGTATGAATTACAGAAACGATAGCAGGAATTACCTGATCCGCATTCTGGGCAAGTCCGTCTGTCAGCTGAATCAGTATGCCTGCACCTGTTTCTATGATCTCATCGGCATGATCTAACAGTGAACCGCCAATGGTTTCAATTACAGAAAAAGCAGCAGGTAAAATCTGATCCAAATTAGAAATTATACCTGTACCAATTTCGTTGATTGCCTCCGCTCCAGATCTCAACAGAGTCGGTAAATTTTTGGTGATCGCAGATGCCAGAGAA